GCTCTCTGCCATTTTCTTTAAGTCGCTCATTAGCTTCTCCTTCGAGGTTAAAATAACTGCCATCTTTGTCTCCCAAAGTTGTGAATGAAATATGGAAATGCGACCGGTGAGGGTTAGCGCCTTTATAAGCTCTGCGCTTCCATCCCAGTATCGGACTCATAATCTTTCCATCGTAGATTATGTATTTAATTCGCTTATCGCCCTTCTTGGCTAACTTGCGAATCTTCTCAACTAACGCGTAAGCCTCTTCTTTGTGAGCTGATAAATCAGCATCAATATCTAAAGCTCTAACGATTCCATCGATTGGTATATGGTCAGAACTGCCTTTAGCAAGATGCCTAGCGTCAGCAATCCAGCCGTCAGACTTCCTATCGCGATCAGGATAATCGTCATCGATTTGCTCCCGAAGTTGAATACCTGCTGCACATAATTTGGCCATAATCTATAAAGATTGTTCCAGCCAGCTTAGGCTATCTTCATCCCAATACCATCTGCCCTCTATGGGCATTGGTGTTGGCGCTTGCCAATCAAAGTTCTCATTTAGCGACCAAGATGGATAAGGCTGTGGCAATATAAATACATCATTGACGGCATCATAGGTATAGCCTATGCCAGCATATTGCTTGCGTATGTTGTTATTGTATGAAGTGCGCTTACAAGTTTGACCTCTAAAATTGCCATACCAAGTTTCTGTGTCTAAGCCTTCAATAAGTTCATTTTCATCAATGCCTGTAATAACTTCAGTAACTAAATTGTTTCCATCTAAAAATGCGTAATGTGCCATTATGACCAACTCACATTTCCTGTGCCAGCAGTAATCGTTGCGCGTTTAAAACCGCCACTTGCAGCACTTTCAGTCCCAGTTACTCCAGCGCCAAAGGTTATTGTCCGAGTATCTGGATATTTAATAATTACAACACCGCTTCCGCCTGCTCTGCCAGAACTAGAACCTGTAGGACTATTGCTGTTATTTCCACCACCACCGCCGCCACCAGTATTTGCAGTTCCAGCAACTGGATTATTTCCGTCTAAAGCGCCTGCACCGCCCCCACCAGCGCCACCTGCTCCAGCAGCTCCTTCGTAGCTTCCACCGCCACCGCCGCCAGCATAAGTTACTGAAGATCCTGTAATTGAATTGGCTGTTCCTGCGCCACCTGCGCCACCAGTTGCACCGCCGCCTGTTCCAGCATTACCACCAACCGCAGATGCACCGCCACCGCCGCCTGAAGCACCAGAATTACCATTGTTTCCACCATTATTACCTTCGGATGGTGAATAGCTACCTGCGTTTCCTGTTCCGCCATTGGCAGCACCTTGCGCACCTCTTGCAGCGCCACCGCCAGATCCACCATTATTTCCAGAATTATTATTTGAAGCGCCGCCTCCGCCACCGCCTGTTGAAGATGAAGTATTAAATGTGGAATTACTTCCGTTACTTCCTCTAGCAGTAGTAGGGCCATCACCGCCAGCGCCGCCAGCTCCTACTGTTACTGAATAATTAGTTCCAGTTAAAATAGATAGCGCAGTAAAGTTTCTGTAACCACCAGCTCCGCCGCCACCGCCAGTGTTTCCACCGCCGCCAGCGCCGCCAGCAACCACTAAATAATCAATATCAAATGCAACTGAACGCGGATAATTTTGAGAAGCAATAATCCCGAGTAAACTCATTAGGCAATATCTCCTACAACATACCAAGTATCGGTTGCGACCTTGATGCAAGAAGCGGCTGAGAACTGCGCTCTTAACTTAGGAGTTGTGGCAGTAGCTCCTGTTGATGAGATTGTAGTAGTGCCTGAAGTAACTGCCTTAATTGTGGTCTGACCTGCACCGATTTGAATAACATTGATAACTGTGCCAATTGGAAATGCAACGCTGGCATTCGTTGGAATCTGGAAATCATTAGCACCAGCAACGGACATAGTTACTAATTTGAAGGCATCGCCTAATACAACTGTATAAGTGGCAGTCTGAGCGTTTAGTTGTAAATTAACGCCAAGAGCCCATTCAGGAGCAGTTGCACCAGAATTGACGCGAAGCAATTGACCATTAGATCCAATAGCTAATCTAGCCTTTGCGGTGCTGCTGGTGTAGTAATCAATATCTCCAGCAGTAGTTCCTGGACTTAAAGACTTAACTGAAGTATCAATTGAGCTTCCAAGTGTTCTAATGGCTAAAGCGCCATCCTTGACTAGATCCGTATCGTCTGGGGTTTCCCAGTTGTAATTTGTTGTATTGGCCATTAGCTAATAACTCCTATCGCATCTTGCCATTCTAAGGTATTAAGCACACTATTCCAGCTTTCTGCTGCATTGACCTGAGCCCATTGTTGAGCAAAGGCCGAGAACTCTGTTGGGGTAGCCAAGAAGGTAACTGATAGGCCCGAGACTGAGGCGTTGAAAGTCCAGCCCTCGATAAAGCCAGTAAATTCGCCACCTAGGATATTAAGGGGCAGGTTGGTAATTCTGACTGGCATACCCATAAATATATTTAGCAGGGCATTTCTATCAGCGTCATCAATCTCGGGCGATTGAAGGGCAAAGGTAATCGATTGGAAGGTATTTCTAGGCCAAGCCCTTAGACCAATAAGGCGATCTGCTACATCCTCAACATCAGCCGCGTTCTTTAGATAGCTATTGAATTGCTCGGCAAATAGGCCATATTCGGCTTGGGAGTCTAAATCTTGAGCAGTATAGGAGTTATTGAAATTGTTGCCATAGTCCATAATTATCTTATTGCTCAAATCGCCTTGGCGCTGAATTACGCCAATGCCTGAAGCGATGGCGTGAGAAGCGTCTAAGTCTGTGTAGCCGTTGGCTATTAAATAATCTTGGCGATGGCTGGCATCGGCATAGTTAATATTGCCATTGGCATCTTCATACATATAACCAAGGGCCGAGCTAGCAATTTGATTGATGATTGGGTAGATGACGCTATCTGTAATTTGACGACTGACCATTGTATATTCGCCAGCGTCAATCTCGCCAAGTCCAACATCTCCCGCATCAGACCAAATCTCGGTAGCAGGTTGGTAAGTTGCCCAAGTTTCGGCTGGTGGCAATTCATTCCAACTGGCTAGCAATAAATCATCTAGCAAGTCTGTAATCTGCGCGCCGTCTAAACCTTCGGCTAGGTTGCCATCAAATATTGCTCTTTGAGTTTTAGCCAATGCTCCAATGGCGGTAATTCTTAGGCTAGTAATTACTGCGCTAGATCCTGCGCTACGGACTATTTGTCTTAAGTCTGAAACGCGACCGCCAAAAATGGCGACATAAGCGCCAGTAGTATCTTTGACTTCAATGGTTACTGAGGTGTTAATACTAAAATCATAATTAGTGCCATCAGTATTTATTACTTCTAGCGAGCAATAACCTGCTGGAGTAGGTGAGTTAATATCCTGACGGCCAGAGGTAATAGTTAGGTTGCTTAAAGTAACCGAGGTTAATTCGCTGCCATTGACTAGAATCTTCCAATCGGGGGTCCAAAGCGTCATAGGATTTGAGCCGAAGTCCTTAGATCTCCAGCGCCAGTAGTTCCGCGATTAGTTGAGTTATTAAGCGCCAAGATAACTGCTCTAGTAAATCCTTCTTCATCAATAGCGGAAGGGGCATTTACATTGATTACGACATTGCCGCGCTCTTCTCCAGCTCTTACGGCAGCAACATCAAATCCAGAAGGAATTGCATTACCGCTTGGAACTAGCGTTGATGGAGCACTAGGAGTAGAGGCTGATGGAGTGCTTGGAGTAGTTGATGGCTTAGGAGCTGCTGGAACGCTTGGGCTTGGAGCAGTAGCAACCTTTGGGAGCGTTGAGCTGCTAGGAGTGCTGGGGGCTGAGAATGATGGCTTAGAAATAGTAGGCACATTAGGCAGAAGTGGGACTGCATTATAAGCGCGGATAAGAACATTTATTGCATCAATAGCAAAATTAACTGCACTCTTTATGCCATTAACTACTGCGCCAATAACATCTAAAATTCCACCAGCAACTTTGCCAATAAATCCAAGTGCTCCGCCAAGGTTATTGATCAATACCGGAACTACGAAATCTTTAATAAAGTTATAAAGAATAGTTAATGATTCTTTATTTCTAGCAATAGCATCCGTAACTGGCCTAAGTGCTGCATCCTTGAATTCTATAAACTTAGGGATAACTGTGTTAATAAAATAATCTAATAACCTTTGTAGGGTAGGCAATAAAGCAGCTCCTACCGATTCTTTAGCTTCGTCGAAGCCCACTTTGAGTCTTGCAATTTGACCTTCAAAGGTATTGGCTTGAACTGTTGCTGCTCCGCCAAAGGTTTCAGCTAATTGCTTTACTGTGCCTTCTAATCCAAGGGTCTTAATTTCGGCAGCTGATAATCCAATGCCTAGACGGGTTAAAGAGCTGGTATTGCCTTCATAGGCCTTACCTAAGGCATTGGATACGGACTCTACGCTCTTGCCAGTAGCAGCTGAAATATCTAACGCTAGGTTTAATAAATCTTGGGACTTAGTAACTGATCCTGTGGCAGTTGCTAGGCGCTGAAGGGCTGGACGCAATTGGTCATCAGCAACGCCAGTAGCTAAAGAGGTCTTAAGTATCTGCTCCTCAACTGCTGAAATCTGGGCATCAGTAGCGGCAGTAACATTCTTAAGAGCATTGGCTAAACGAAGCTGAGCAGCCTCATCTTCAATAGCTGCCTTAACGCCATCAACGGCTAACTTGACTGCATAGGCCGCTGCTGCTGCCGCTGCTGCTGCAAAGGCTGCTGCTGCGACTTTGCCAAACTTCTCCAACTTACCGCCAAAGCCTTCAACCTCTTTGGAGCCAGTATCCAGCTTCTTTTTTAAATCATCGACATCAGCCAGAATCGAGAGTTTAAGTGTTCTACTGCCAGCCATTATTTATCCCACTCTTTCAATATCTTGGAAAATGCTTCTTGCCATTTCTTAATTAATTCAGGCTGAATCTTACGAAGGGTTGGGTAGATAAAGTAGCCAGCATTGCCGCGACCTTTGCTGGGTGTTCTTCTCGGGAACTGACGCAAGCGATTAGATCCAAATTCATAACCTGCCCAGAGTT